TAGGACCATAAAACAACCAGAATTCTTTACAAAATCCATAACAACAAAAGATGGCCTTTATGCAATTTGTAAAGAATGTAGAAATATAAGAAGAAAAGAGAACTACAAGAAAGAGTATGAAACCACAAAACAAAGAATGAGGAACATGACTGGTGGGATCTACATAATCAAAAATAAAAAAGAAAACAAAATTTATGTAGGACAATCCATAATGATTGAACAAAGAAGAAACCAGCACTTCACAGATCTTCGAGGTGGAAGACATCAAATAAAAAAATTACAAGAAGATTTCAATAGACTTGGAGAAGAATTATTTGAACACCAAATTTACAAAGAATTAGACAAAGATGATGTTTTGTTGATAAAACTTAAAGAACTTGAGACTATGTTGAAATTTAGAGATGACGGATGGTTATTATACAACTCGGAGGAAAGATAATGGTAATTATAGGACTTGGAGAAGCAGGAAAGAACATATGCTCTAAAATGCCCAAGAATGGCAATATACGGACGATAATAGTTGACGGAGGCAAGAGCCTTCCAAAATGCTCAACACACGAAGAATACGAAGCCAGCGTCCCTAAAATGGCCAATAAGCTTAAACTTGGAAAAGAGCAAGACATTTGGTTGATTACAGCAGGTGCTGGAAAGGTTTCTGGAGCATGTTTAGCAATACTAGAACGACTCAGAGACAGAACGGTAAATGTAATCCATATCTCGTCTGATCCTATTCTTCTTTCAAAGACTCAAGTCAAACAAGAGCGAGTGGTTTTCAATGTTCTACAACAATATGCAAGGTCTGGCATGATCAATACGTTATGGTTGATATCAAACGCTCAAATAGAACAGTTCGTTGGAGAAGGTTCGATTGAGAACTATTACGATAACATTGATAATGCGATTATCAACTTCATTTCAAACTATGGATACTTTGCAAATACCGATCCTTTTATGGGATCTCATCATGAACCAAAGGAGATCTCACGAATTCGTACCGTGAGTCTCGGAGACATAGAAAATAATCAAGAAAACTTGTACTTTTTACTTGACAACATTACAGAGACGTGTTATTACTATAGTATAAGTGATGAGGATAAAAAAAGTAATAAAAACTTCTTGACAAATGTTAAGGAACGTGTTACTTTAGATAAAGAGAAGAACATTGAGTCATCTTTTGGCTTATGGGAAAACTCATCTGATATCTCTTATTTTTATTCAATAAAATATACTCATTATATCCAAGAATAAAAAAATAAAAAAAGAATTTGACAAACTTTGAAAACGTGTTATATTACAAATACATTCAAACAATAACTTTGAAAGTGTTTAAAAAAAAATAAAAAAAATACTTGACAAACTTATGAAAGTATGTTATAATATAAATACAACAAAACAAACAAACCTTTATTAAGGTCGCTCTCACATCGCTGATAAAAAAAATAAAAAAAATACTTGACAAAATGTTAAAACATGTTATATTAATAACACGATGGTTGTTCTGGGAGGTCAACCGAAAGTCAACTCTCAAAAATAAATTGACAACTAACACCTGAGGAGGAAATATGTCTACAACTAATACAATCACAATCAACGCTAACGTTTACACCGGTAGCTTCACAAAGAAAGATGGAACAACACGTAACATGCGTTTCTTAAAAGAAAATGCTGTTCCTAACTCTCTACGAGGATCTGGAGTTAAGCCACGTTACTTGGATACAAAGCACGAAGTAGTCTTCGATCTTGATCAAAATGGCTGGAGAGTCTTCAATCACAACACTGTTATTGATAGCCCGAGCTTTTCAAGACAAGAAGTAACTATCAACGGATAGTAACGAACCGTCTAATATTCAAATATAAAAAACTATAATACCTTATAAATCGTATTCAACAGTTGTTTGTCGAGATAACCAACGCATGTAAAAAACTCGACCCCTTATCTTCTTATTGAGGCTCAAATAGAAGCGAAAAACTGGTTGGGAGTGAGATTAAGCTCTCTGCCTTAGACAACTAAGTCATTTAAAATAACAAGGAGAACAACATGGCTATAAACTTAGAAGCAATGCGAGCTAAATTAAACGCAAGCAAGAACGGCGTGAAAGCGTCTAAAAACAATACGAAATGGCGTCCAAAAGAAGGCGACCAAACCATTCGTATCCTTCCATCAAAAGATGGAGATCCCTTTAAGCAGTATCATTTCCACTATAATGTTGGAAAGAATCCCGGAATCCTCTGCCCTAAAGCAAACTTTGGAGAAGAATGTCCTATTTGTAACTTTGCCTCTCAACTTTGGAGAGATGGAGTTCAGAATAACGACGAAACCGCAAAACGTGAAGCAAAGAAGTTGTTTGTTCGTAAGCGTTTTTACTCTCCAATCTTAGTTCGTGGGGAAGAAGCTGATGGGGTTCGTGTCTGGGCCTATGGCAAAATGGCATATGAAACTCTTCTCGGGTTAGTTATTGACCCTGATTATGGTGATATTACAGACCCCGAAACTGGCACCGATATAGTTCTTAACTATAACGTCCCCGGTACACCCGGCTCTTTTCCAAAGACCATTCTTAAGCCTCGTAGACGACCATCGGTTTTATGTGATGATGATGTCGCAGATTGCGAAGTCCTACTTGACTCGATACCTGAAATTTCGAGCTTGTTTGAACGCAAATCCTCCGAAGATGTTCAAGCAATTTTAGATGAGTTCTTATCGAACGAGACCACCTCCGAAGGTCGTTCATCTGAAACAGCAAAGTATGGAACTGACGCAGTCAATGATGCTTTCGAAAAGTTAATGGGTTAAACGGAGCCAAGCCTCGCTCCCCGGCTATAAAGGGGAGCACCTTATCATTATAAAGGAGACAAAAATGATTAATTTATTACTATTGGCAATGATTGCCTGTGGAGAAGAAAAACAAGAAGACAGTGCGCCCGAACCTTCAGAGCCAGTTGAAGAAACTACTGAAGAAGAAGCGAGCGAAGAAACGGAAGAATCCTCAGAAGAGGAAGCTGCTAGTGAAGAAAGTCCGCAAGAGGAAGAAGAAGCAGCAGAAGAAACAGAGTAGCTTTTATGAGCCCGACAGGGAGGCAAACGGTTACCAGATGCCTCGCACCATAACAACAAGGAAATGAAACAACATGGGAGAGTTACTACAAATGAAAGCAGGAAAAATTAATATTAAAGAAATGAAAAAGAAAATCAATAAGTCAATGGGTCTTGAAGCGGCTTTTGACTTAAGAGAGAAAAATCCAACGCAGGTAACTGATTGGATACCAACAGGCTCTCGCTGGTTAGACTCCATCATCTGCAAAGGCAAGATGGCTGGAATACCAGTTGGAAAGATCACCGAACTCGCTGGTCAATCCTCTGTTGGTAAGTCTTATATGGCAGTACAGATAGCGGTAAACGCTCAGAAGAGAGACATCTTCGTAGTGTATTTCGACTCAGAGTCTGCTATTGACCCGATGTTCCTAGAAGAGTCTGGAATAGACTTGGATAACAACTGGATGTACGCTCAGGCGATTACAGTTGAAAAGGTGTTAGGAACAATCGAAGACCTAATGAATGATTACCCTGAACAAAGGTTCTTATTCGTCTGGGACTCAATAGCAGCGACTGCTTGTGAAAAAGACATTGAAGGTAACTTTGACCCTCAAGCTTCTATGGCTGTAAAGCCGAGGATACTTGGTAAAGGGTTTAAGAAACTTACTCTACCCTTAGCGAACCAACAATGCGCTTTGTTGCTTGTAAACCAACTCAAAACGAATATTACAACCAACATCTCAGAGCAATATACGACACCATGGTTCGCACCCGGTGGGAAGGCGATTGAATATATGTCTTCCCTACGTATCTGGTTAACATCCCGAAAGTCAAAAGCTTCATTCGTCTTTGACGAAAATAACCGAAGGATAGGATCAGAAGTAAAGGCAAAGTTGAAGAAGTCGCGTTTTGGAACGCAAGATCGAATGTGTGGCTTTCAGATACTTTGGGGTGATGGAATAGGCGTAATGGACGAAGAGTCTTGGCTTGAAGTCATCAAACAGTCATCCTCCTATCGAGTTGGGGGAGGTTGGTGTTACCTTAAAGACCCGAAAGGAAAGGAACACAAGTTCCGACAGAAAGAATGGAAAAGTAAGCTCGAAGATAAGAAATTTAAAGAAATGATTATTAAAATGATGGATTATGAATTGATAGAGCAGTTTGATAGTGGTAAATCAAACATTAAGTTAGAAGGTGAAGAAGATTAACAACGTGTAAAATCTCCTATGTTGGCCCCCGACAATCCGTCGGGGGTTTTTTTTACCTTTTTTGCTTGACAAATATTGAGAACGTGTTATAATATAAA